CGGCAGGCCGGCCAACTGCAAGCGCGCGAGTTCCAGACCAGCCGGCGTCAGCGCCGGAATGTGACCGCGCTCATGGGTGCCGTTATTCAATGGACGGTTCAAGCATCATTCCATTCTGCGGACGGGCGAAGACGCCTTCCGCGAAGCCGCGCACGCTGGTGCGAACTTCAATCTCGCGTTCGCGCTCCTTGTCGGCCATGATCTGGTCGATCTTGCCGTCTGACCAATCGAACACTTCCGCGACGATCTCCAAATAGGTGCGCCGGTCGACGTAATCCTTGACGGCGTTGGCAAGCGCGACGATCTCCTGCTTATTGCGGATTTGCGCGTCTTTCCACTTGGCATCGAGCGCCGCGACTGCCGGCGGCTGCTGCATCCCGAAGGTCGCCTGCAAGCGGTGTGCCATGTAGAAGGCGTCTTCCCAGGCGTTGCCGTTCTTGACTTGGAAGCGCTGAAGCTGGCCGAGCAGCTTGATCTCGCGCTGCTTCAGGCTTTCGCCCGATGCGTTTGAACTCGCGCCTTCGTCCGGCGTGTTGGTGACCGCGAAGATTTCGTCCTTGAGGAAGCGTGCCTGCTCGATGTACGGGACGATGTCGCCCTGCGCCCACTGGTCGAGCCGGATGCTTTGCAGCCAGTTAATCACCAGTTCATTGGTCGGCGGCTGCGCGTTGCCGTTCGCATCCTTCGCAAAGTAGCTGAGGATCATGCCCGGTGTCAGGCCTGCCGGCGCTTTGTCGCCAATCAGCACGCGGATCGGGAAGGCCGTCAATTCGGCGGTCATCACCATGCTGACCAGCGTGCGGTTCAGCGCGTCCTGCAGCGGGATCACGTTCTCGATCTCGCTGATGCTGTCGTGGTTGCGGAACTCGACCAGCGGCACGCCCAACGGCTTGCCGGCGGCATCGACCCACGGGATCGTCGCTTCCTGCCCGTCTTCGTCATACGGCACGAGCGTCATGCTGTCGGTGCTTGGCGTGATGTAGCGTTCAATCCGGTCGTCGTGGTAGACGTTGACGCGCACCGTGTCGCCTGTTTCCTTGCGCGACAAGCGCCACAGCTTGACCGCGAACAGCATCCGCCGGTCGGCATCGGTCGCGTAGAACGGGATCACGCCGTAGGAGCCGTCAAAGGCCGGCTCATGGGTCAGGCGTGGGCGCGTCGTGCCGTCTTCGAGCGTGTCCATGTCGATCAGCACGAAGGTGCGCCCGTCGCGGATGGTCGCGTTATGGACTTCCACCTGCAGCGCGTCGAGCCGGTTGGCGCGGTAGACCGCTGCCGCCCACTCGCTGCCGGCGTCGGTGTCGGCTTCCACGCGCTGAAGCGTGAGCCGGTCGACGCGCGTCGAGACGATGATCGGACACAGGTTGTCGTTGAACTCGTTCATGCTGCCGGCGTCGCGCACGCGCAGCATCCGGCGCATTTCCGGCGTCAGGTCGGCGCGGTGGTCGCCTTCGACGTACTTCCGGAACAGCGCCACCTTCTCGGCCTGCATGTTCTGATCGGCCAGCCACGCATCAGCCGACATCCCGCGCATGAAGGGCGCGACCGCGGATCGTATGAGACTAAGCGTCATTTCTCGCCTTTCATGCGTAAGTGCCGATGCTGCTGCCGATCATCACGTCGTTACTTGCGTCTACTTGTTCATACGCGCCGCTGGCGGCGTCTACCTGATCGTCGTGCGCGCCGGCAGGAAACACCGCGAGTTCGTCGAGTAACGCGCGATTCCACGCGCCGCGCACCATCAGCACCTGCCCACCGTTCACGCGCGACGCAAACGGCCCCGCCCGCGTGTACTTGTCGCCCTTCGGCGGCACCGCGTCAATGCGGTGGCCGGACAGACGCCGGTCGCGCAGCAGGAACGCCAGTTCAATGACGCCGGCCTTCTCCGCTTCGAGGCGTATGGACGTCTCAGCGCCGTCAATCAGCGCGTTTTGCACAATCGCTTCGTGAATGTCGGGCAGTTCCTTACGGTCGCGCCACACGTCCAGCACGACAATGCGCCCGTCTTTCGCGCGTCCAAGTTTCACGCCCGCCGTGTAGTCGCTCGTCGTCTTTTTCGTCACGGCCAAGTCATAGAAGCGCACCGTGCGCTCCAGTTCCGGCGCGTGATCGACAATCTCGATCTTCAGCGGGTCGAACAGGCCGCCGCCGCTTGGAAGCGGTCGCTGTTGATACAGGCCGGCGAACGCATATTCACCCATGCGCGCGCGCCGTTCTTCCAGCACCGCCGTGCCGTAGCGTTCCGGCCACAGCGCCTCACCAACTGCGCGCCCCAGCGGGTCGCCTTCTTCCGCCAGCGCCGGCAGGCGTAACACCGTCCATTTGTCGGCGTCGTCTTCCAGCAGCCATCCGAGCAGATCTTGCGTGTGCCAGCGCGTCATAATCAGGATGATCGCGCCGCCCGGCTCTTCGAGGCGTGTCAGCAAATCATCGGCGTACCAGTCTTTCAGGCGCTGCCGGAATGTTTCACTCTCGGCTTCCGCCCGTGACTTAATCGGGTCGTCGATCAGGATCAAATTCGCGCCGTGGCCAGTAATTCCGCCGCCGACGCCCGCCGCGATCAGCCCGCCGCCGGCGGTGGTGTCCCACTCCAACGCGCTTGCTGTGTCGGCTGCGAGTTCCACACCGGGGAACATGGCGCGGTAGCTGTCCGCCGCCAGTAAGTTGCGAATGTAGCGGCTGTTGCGCTTGGCAAGCGTCGAGCCATACGACGCCGCGATCATGCGCAGATGCGGGTAACGTCCGATCAGCCACGCCGGAAACAGCCGGCTAATCTCCAACGTCTTTCCATGTCGCGGCGGCATACTCACCGCCAGCAGCTTCGTGCCTTCCGCGCCGCCCGTCGCCACGTACCGCGCCACCTGTTCGAGGTGCGCCGCAATGTACGTGTGGAAATGCTTCTCAATGTAGCTTGGGTAAATGCGCTGCTTGAAGGCGGAGAATGGGACGCCGTTCGCGCCGGCGGGTGCTGCGCTGCTTTTCTCAAGCGCGCGGCGTAGCTTCTCCCGCATCAGCGACTGATACGCCGACGGACTCAAATAACTCGATTGCGAGATCACGGCCAAATTCCTGTACCGCCACGTGGTAGTCTAGTTTGCCGTCCCGAATGAGTGACAGCGCTTCGCTGCGCCAGTCCTGATGCTCGACAATGCTTTTCTCGCTCCACTCTTCGCGGTAGCGGCGCTTCAGGTATTCGACGGCTGCGCGCCAGTCGCCCGGCGCAACTGTCACCGTCGTGCGCTCCGTCGCCTTCTTGTACTCGTAGGGTGAGCCGTACATGTTGACGCGCGTCTCGGTGTATACTTCTTTCGTCGTGCTGACGGTGCGCGTCGGCAGCATGGCGGAGTGCAGCGTTTCAATGGCTGTGACTTTCGCCGCCTCGCGTGCCCGCGTTACGGCGTCCGCAAACTCCGCATAGCCGGTGTCGCCTTCGCGTCCGCGCTGCATCCACTCGTAGAACGCTGTCTCACTAACGCCACTCACAGCGCACGCATCGGCAACAGTCGCGCCTTTTTCGACGCACGCGACGATCTTCGCTTGTGTTTTGTCCGTCAGCTTGGAAGGGCGTGCCATAAGTTCCTGCGTCTCGTGTGGGTAAAGGTACACCGGCGGCGCGGCGCGTTTGAGTCCCGTACTCTGTCGCCGCTACTTCGGTGGCGGGTTGACCGCCGGTGAGCGCTCATACAAAAAGCCGCAAGCGTGTGCTTACGGCTATTGTGTGGCCGCACGGATGCAACCCCGCGACCACGAACTTGCGCGCTTGGTGTTAGCGCCGGCAGCGCGCGGAGCCGGCAGTCGAGAGGAGCCCTGTTAAGGGATCGTCTTTGCTAACACCCTGAAGCGGAGTTCCGACTTGAACGGACTGTTACGCCGTATGGCGCTGCGCTTCCATTCGCGCACTCCGCTTGTGGCGTCCACTTTTCGAGCAACCCCGTTGACGCCGAGGCCGAAATGTGGACGCACGTTCTAAGAGTATCTTACCACACTCGTCAAGCCCCCGCACCGTTTGCTGTGTTGACGCACCACACGCCGCGCAATTCGCGCCCCTTTACGTTGACACCTATACCGCCACAAAATCGCGCAGATCGCCGTATACGCGCTTGTGGCGCTATTCCTGCGGCGGCAGGCGATCCGGCATTCGCCGCGCGATAGCGGTCAGCGTGTGTTCAACGATGTCGGAGATGCGGACGCCTTCATCGATCAGCTCGTGGCCGTAGATCGCCACCTGCGGCGCGACCCACGGCCCAGCACGCCATGTAAACGTAATCGCCACGTACCACAACTGCGCCGCGTCTAGAGGGTTGGTAATCGCCCTGACGTCGATCTCGACCTGCGGGAACGCCTGCCGCACCGTGTCGACAACCTGCTCAACCGCCGCGCGGTAGATGTCGTCATACTGCGCGCGATGCGCTGCGTTGGTGATGTTTGTCGGGTAGTCCATTATTCGGCGTCCTGTGGCGGCTGCTTGATACGGTTGACGAGTTCGAAGTCAAACAGCGCCATGCAGCGCGGGCAGAACGCGCGCACGCTGAGGTATTCGCGTTGGATGCCGGCGCGTTCGTCCTGATACTGCACAGGGATGGGCGCGACGTCGATGGTGCCGTTTATGGACATCAGGCCGCCGCACTTCGGGCAAGGTGGTACGCTGCTAGGAATTGTCGGAATTGTCATCTTGTGTCCCCACTTTCTTAGTCTAGTATACAATGTTAGTCCCCCGCCATCGCCAGCGCGTCGGCGTCGATCTCTTGCAGCAGGATGCGCGCGCCAATCGTCGTCCGCAGCAGCCCGTCATGGCGCTCGTAGACGACGTTGTGCAGCCACGCATAGTTCGCGCGCATGTCCACGATGCCGTAGCTGAAGCCCTGCGTCCACAGCGACGGCGCGCCCGACTTGTCGTAATGCGGCGGCAGCTTGCACAGGCACCCGCCGATCACCGACTGCACCGCCTGCCGAGCGCCGCGCATGAGATGCCAGTCCGGACGGTGACGGTGGCCCGACATGACGAACTGCTGATACGCCGTCTCTTCAAGCTGCGCCTTTGCGCCGAACTTCTGCAGCGTGCGCTTGTTGCCGTGCATCACCGTGAGCGGGCCGATGCGCGCCTGTTCGTCGTGATTGGGCAGCAGCACCCGCTTCTGGTAGCGCACGAGTTCGTCAAAGCTGCTGATCATGGTACGGCGCACCTGCGGAGCCGTCTCATTCAGGAAGCGCAGCAGGCGCGTGTCGTGATTGCCCATGATCGCGCGGATCGTCGCCTTCGGCGCGGCGCGGCGCAGCCCTTCGATGTGATCCCACCAATGCTGACGGACGTTGTCGAGGATGTCGTCGTTGCCGAGATCGGGATCGGGCGCGAAGTGCGAGATTTGCGCGAAGTCGAAGCCGTCGGAAAGCGTCACGATCACGTCCGGCGCGATTAGTTCGAGCGCCTGGTAGGTGAGCGCCAGCGCGTCGGCGTCCGCAAACGGGAAGTGCATGTCGCTGACGTGCGCGACGGTGACGAACTGCTTGCAGCGCAGATCGGCCAGCGTGTCGCGCCAGCGTTCGGCGTCGTCGGCGGCGGCGTCGGTGCGCGGCAGCACCAGCGGCGCGATCTCGTCTTCCACCAGCGGCGCGGGCGCTGTCTCGCGTGCCTTGCGGACGTCCGCCTGCAGCGCGGCAGCGGCGGCAAGGCGTCGCTTGTATCGATTGGCGCGACCACGGACGGAGTTGGCCGACAGCGGCGGCGTAAAGCGCGCGGCGATGTCGCGGCACGACAGGCCGGATGCGCGCAGTTCGTAGAGTTCTTTGTCAGTCGCGCGTGCGTTCTTTCGTTTCAATGCCCGTCCTTTCATTAGTCACCCGCCATCTGCAACGCCGTCTCGACGCGCACCAGCCCGCCCGCGCCGTCAGGCACCCACCGCAGCACGAAGCCGCGCCGCTTGTGTCTCTCCCGTAGCGGCAGCGTCCGCAGCAGCGCCCGCAGCATCGCGTCGCGCTCGTCCGCTTTCAGCAGCGCGACCACGAGCGCCGCCGTGAACACCTGCCGCGCCCGTCGCTTGGCCTCGGCGCGTTCCGTGATCACCGCCCGCCATGCGTCCGCGAACACGTCCGCGCGCATGGGCCGGTCGTCCGGCAGCACCGGCGCGTGTGCGATCAGCCCGTAGAGTTCGGCGCGCGTGATCGTGACTTTCGTCTCCGGCGCTGGCGGTGCGGCGGCCTGTTTTTGCGCGACCTTGATATGCACCAACTGGTAGCCCGTCGCGCCTTCGAGTGGATCGACGTCCCACTGCGCGCACAGGGCGCGCCAGCGGGATTTGAATTGTGCGAGGTCGAAGGCGCGCGGCGTCATTAGGCGTCGCCTTCGTTAATCACCAGCAGCGCGAACAGGCCGCCCGCCGACACACCCGCGATCAGCAGCACGCGCAGCGCACCGGCCAGCCCATTGGCGAGCAGCTCGCCCACCACCAACGCGCCGAGCGTGAACAGCGCGACCGACGCGGCCAGCCACCAGAAGCGATCTCGTGTCTCATTCATTCCTGCCGCCACTCCTTTGCCCGTGCATCCCATGCCCACCGAAACTTGCCGAGCAGCCTGGACACCTTCGCCAAGCCGAACACTTCAAGCTGTTCTTCCGCCTTGTAGATCGGCATCCCGAACACCGCCACCAGCACCACCGGCGCAAGTTCGCGCTTAATGCGATTGTTGAGCGTCCGGCAGCTATGCCCGCAGAACACCTGTCCGGCCCGCGCCAGGAACTTCGCGCCGCAATGGGCGCACAATGCCGGCTCTCGAACGGCGTACACTTGTTGACGTTGGCGGTGTTGACGCCGCCCGCGCGTCTGCCGTTTTCGCGGCCTGCGGACTGACGTCACCCCTACCCCAGCCATTTCGCCGGCGTCAACTGCCGGCCACGTTACGAATCGGGCGTCCACTGCTGCATCTCCTTCCTCACCGCAAGCACGCGATTCCACGTCCCATCCCACTCCCAACGGTCGCGGGGTAGGGCTTTCATGGATGCTTGAATGACGGGGACGGCGTATACATTCGCGCGCTCGACCAGCTGCCGCAGCATCCCCAACGGCAGCACCGCGACAATCAGATCAGGCGTGCGCGCGCGATTGGTGATCAGCGTCCAAGCGTCAACCGCAGAATAGGCGCGGCCCGGTGGATTGACTTGCACGATCTCATACGCCGACAGGCTGCGCCGCTGCGCCGGTGTCGGCGCGTGCCGCGAGAACCACACGCACGTCTTCGGCTTGGGACTATAGGCCATGACCGCCCGCCCCCACTCCAAGCGCCGACACGTCCCCTTTTGTCAGACGCCCGTTGCGGTGGAATGTCTCGTGACAATTGCGGCAGAGTACGGTCACGTCTTCAAGCTGTTCCTGCCCGCGCCGGTCATAGGTGCGGTGATGCACTTCCAGCCGTCCGGCGGCGTTGCAGACTTGGCAGCGATGGTGCGCCCGTTCGAGCGCGGCATTGCGGACGCGCTTCCAGTGTGGAGAGCGCAGGTACAGGTCATACGGCAGCCACTTGAGTAAGAGCGCTATGTTCGCCTGCACATCAGAATCGGAAGCCCATTCTTTTTCATCGATGACCTTCCACAGCTTGTCCCCTTGTTCGCTTTCCAACAGAAATCGAATGGGGATAAAAGCTAGACGAACCCAATCCTTGCCAGGAAATGCGTTGTTTGGAAATGCCATAGCACGCAGCACATCCATGACAAAGTGAGCTGAAGGTCGGAGGAGTAGTAGATGCTGTACTAGTCTAATCGCCGCTTGTTCATCTGGATCACTGACGACCGGCATCTCCTCAAACGGGTGTAATAGATCGCTATCATCCTTCGGAATTGGCATGTGCAGCAGAAGGCGACGAGCAGCGTCATTACCGTAAATGAATTCGTAGCACAACCCCTCGCGTGCCCATTTGAGTTGACGGTCGGTTCCATATCCACCATCATCTGAACACATCAAGAATGCTGTTGCACACAACTCAACAGCGCTGTTTCCTGGTGATGCATTCACCCAGTGAAGAACCGTGCGCAGTTGGTCTTCGCGGTTTGAAATGTTGTCTGCGTTCGCCGCGAGAAATTCACCGAGATTGTCAAAGGCGTATTTCGTTACCATACGGTTGCGCTCACTCATGCCGCCGTACACCTTCCGTTCCTTACGCAGTCGCGCTTGCTTTCCCATCTGGCTATCCTTTCCCCAATGCCGCGAGATCGATCACCGTCGTCTTCGCATCCTGCACGCGCGTCGTCACCCCTTCCCAGTACAGCGCGAAACTTGCCGCCGGACCGTTGCGGTGTTTGACGAGATTCATTTCCAAGCGGTGCGCGTCGGCGCTGGCGTCATAGACGTATTCGCGGTAGAGCATGAAGATCAAGTCGGCGTCCTGCTCGATCTGTCCACTGTCGCGCAAGTCGCTCGGTAGTGGACGTTTGTCCTGCCGCTGCTCGACCGCCCGCGACAACTGCGCCGCCAGCACCACCGGAACGTCGAGTTCCATTGCCAACTGCTTCATGGTGATCGACAAGTCCGAGACTTCTTCGTAGCGGCTTTGCCGGCGTCGGCCCTCGTCGTCATGCCCCTGCATCAACTGCAGGTAATCGACGATCACGAGCGAGAGGCCGTGCGTCCGCTTCCAGCGCCGCGCCAGCAGCTTCACCCGCTGCGGCGTGATGCGTCCACTCGCTTCGATCAGGATCGGCAGCTTGCTAATCTGACCCGCGCCCGCCATGTAACGCCGGCGCTCGTCTGCCGTCATCATCTCCGGATGCGCGACGTGTTCGAGCGGGACGCCTGTCTCGACCGCGATCATGCGATCCACGATCTGCTCAGCGCCCATCTCCAATGACAGGAAGCCGACGGTGTGACCAGCGCGCGCCGCCGCCATCGCCATGTTGACGAGTACGGCACTCTTTCCCATTCCAGGACGACCGGCCAGCACGATCAAGTCCTTGCGCTGCAGGCCGTGCGTGACGCCGTCCACATCCTTCCAGCCCGTCGGGACGCCGTCCGGCGCGTCCGGCGACTCAATCCGCGCCATCGCGTGATCCAGCCGCGCGCCGACCAGTTCGATCAAGTCCGGCGTCGGCTTGTCGAACGTCGCATCGCGCACCGCCGTGAAATCGCGCTCGGCATCGGCCAGCACGTCTTCAACGCTGCGCTTCTCATCGAGTGCCAGCCCGCGCAGGCTGTCGCTGAATTGGAGCATCCGCCGCCGCACCGCCGTGCGCGCGACCATCTGCGCGTATACGTCCACATACACCGAAGACGACGTTTCAGCGAGTAAGCCCGTCAGGTAGCTTTCGCCGCCGACTTCGGCCAGCTTGCCCGTCGTCTTGAGTTCGTGCGCCAGCGCGACGTAATCAATCGTGTCCCCGCGTTCGCGCAGCCGTGCCATGGCCCACCAGATCAGGCCGTGGCGCACAATGAAGAAGTCGTGCGGGCGGACGATCAGCGCCGCGTCTTCGTAGGCGTCCGGATTGATCAGCACCGCGCCGACCAGCGCGCGCTCCGCCGTTTCACTGTGCGGCACCGCGTCAGGCGAAATGGCCACGAAGCTCGGCACAATCACCTTTGCATTTCCATTCCCGTTAAACGTGTTGTTCAAGTGGCGCTCCCTTCTGCCTTCAATTGGCGTCTTGCCTGTTCCATTTCGGCCTTGATCGCCGCGAGTTCCTCCGGCGTCGCCCGCGGCTTCGCGGCGTCTGCCGCCCGCTGCGCGTTCTCGGCCTGCTGCCGCTGCCGGCCCTGCTGCTTGCGCTGCTGCTCCGAAGCCCACGCTCTCCAGGCGTCCGTAAACTTGACAATGTCAATCGGCAAGCTGGCGTCGCGGTGTTTCAGTTTGTAGCCGGCGGCAAACTGCGCGACGTGCTGCGGATTGGCCGGCGCGCTGATCAGGCCCACCACCACCTTCTTACCGCTGCCGTTCGGCGCGAAGGCGTCGTTCTGCCGCAGCAGCCACGACACGATCTTGCCGGCGCGGGAATGATCGCCGCGCGCCATTTCGCGGATGCTGTCCTTGTCCGTCACGCCGAACACGTGCGCGCACACCGCTTCGAACATGGCGTGGCGCTCGTCCTGTGTCGGCTTGTAGTAGGGCGACGGCTCGGCGGCGGCGTCGGGGTGGACTATTGCCTTTTCTTTACGCTTGCTTTTGCGCGTGTCACCCTTTGGAGTGACAGCTTCTTTAACAGGTGTGGTGTCGGTGCTGTCCGCTGTTGAGACTTCAGTATGCGAAGCGTCCTGTGCAGCGACGGTGTTCTTTCCGTCGCTAAGTGCGGACGTGATCGGCGTGTCCATTGATGGCGTTTGTTCGGTGTCGCTAAAGGTTGTACTTGTACTTGTCTTTGTACTTGTATTTGATTCAGTTAGTGCGACTATACGACCATCGTAATGTGCGACATTACTACCATCGTCATGTGTGACATTACGACCGCCGACGCTGTCTGTGTTTTCTCCCTCGATTGATTGTGCGACATTACGACCCCTCTTAGCGCGCGCCTTCGTTGTGCGCTTGCGATTCGCTTCGTCGCGCTCGGCGGTGCGCTTTTCGAGTAAGTCCCATTTCGGCCACTGTCCAAGTCGCCACATCTGGCCTTTGTCCTGCAAGTAGCCCGCGCGCTCTAAGAAGCCGAACGTTTCAAGCGCCTGCAGGCACTTGGAGATCGTCGGGCGCGCAAGTCCGCATCCACCGAAGCGGCGCGGCTGGCCGGTGTCTCTGTCTGTGTAGGCAAAGCCGTGTTCGAACATCTCCAAGCTGATCGGCGCGGCGCGTTCGTTGATCTTGTCCCGCCAGCCGAGAATGTGCCGCGCGGCGAAACTCAGCACGACATATTCCTGCGGCAGCAGGTGCTCCATAGCGCGATCAACGTAGTCGTTCGGGGTGAAGAAGCCGGTGAGTTGGATAGGTGCGCTCATTTCACGCCACCTTTCGCGGCGCGTGCTTTCAGCGCGTCAAGCCATTCGGACGGCTCACCAAACGAGTAATCTTCATGAATGATGCCTAAGTCCAAAAGGCTGTTGAGTGCAGATACCGCTTCGCCCAAGTCTTTGATGCCGCAGCCAGGGTATTTTTGCCCATTGTTGTCGCTGAAGCCGTAGACGAGTGTTATGCCAGTAACGGGAAATGGGCGCGTGGTCGCGTGCCGTGAAAAGTAGAGCAACACGCGAAACTCCGCGTCTGTCAGGTATCGCAGCGCGTCGTCAATGTGGGCTGTAAACACTGAGAACGTGTTTGGTTGCCCAAGCGTGTAAGTTGGTTCGTTCGGGGGTTGGCGATCAGAATCGCCGTGTGTTACAATGTCACTCATCGCAGAAGGTCCTTTTCTGTGATCGTGTCACCGGCCGTCGCAAGCGGCGCGGTGACTTTTGTTTTGTGGGATGCGTGCATAGCTACTCCGTTAGGGTAGCGCGACACGCTACAGGTAGTATAGCACGAATGATGCGCGGGCGCAACAAGTGGTGTGGACGGCTTCCGTCTCACTGCACCCACTCCACCGGCGCGTCGCCCAACGTCAGCAGGTCGGCTTCGAGTGTCAGCACGAGCGACAGCAGCGCCTCGCGCCAGTCGTCGTCAAAGATGCCGGCGGCTGTCATGGCGTCGATGAACAGGTCAGCGGCGGCGAGTACCGCGGGGAAGTAGGTGATGTCGGGGGTCACGGCTGCGCTCCTTCCGTGAACATGTAGGCAGTGTGCGGTTCGCCGCGCTGCTCGGCAAGGTACTCGTCAAGCCGGCCCTGGACGCGCATCGTCGCCATGCGCACATATTCGGGATTGAGATCGCTGCCGATGAAATGGCGGTTCAGACGTTGTGCGACCAGCGCGACCGTGCCGGCTCCCATGAAGGGGTCGATGACGATGCCGCTGTCATGCGGCGCGTGACAATCGCAGGTGGGTGTCCAGCCGTTCGACGACCGGCTGCCGAACAGAAATTCACGGTAATAGCCGCCCAGTGCCGCCTTCGCTTCATCGGCCAATCGCTGCTGCTCAGCAGTGTTCTTTCCCGCCCCGTTCATCGTCACCAATGCTTTGCCGGCATCGGCCAGTCCGACCGCGCGTATGGCTTTCAGATGGTCATCGGTTAAACCCTTTTCCTCGAACAGTTCCAGCGCGCGGCGTGCCTGTGACCGGCTCGTGTCTAGCGTTCGCTCACCGTCGTCGACGCGCTGATAGGGTGCGCCACACGCGCTGCACACCTTTGGCGGACAGCCGGCGAGGATGCAGATCTCGACCAGTTTGGACGGCATGACGGCGAAGTGACTGGCGGGAAACGCCTCAGTGTTGATCGTCCACACTGAGCGCAGGTTGCGGGTTGGGGACGGCGTTGAGTTTGCCCAACGCTCGTTGAATCCGGTATAGGTTCGTTTGCCGACCAGTGCCTGTTTGTCGGACTTGGGACGGTTCGAGCGCGCCCAATTCCCTGTTCGACTTTCGCCGCCGTGTTCGGGCTGCACATCCGTGAGCGTGCGCATGAAGTCGCCGCCGCCTGCGCCCACTGCCGGCTCCGCTACCGCCTCAGCGTCATACCAGTAGCGCGGACTCTTGGTGAGTAGGTAGATCATTTCATGCGCGGTCGTGGTACGGTCGGTCACACTAGACGGCATCGGGTTCGGCTTGTGCCATACGATCTCGTCGCGCAGCCACCAACCGTCATCTTGGAGCGCGATGGCGAGGCGCGCCGGAATCAACATGCGGTCTTTCGCTTTGAAGCCGTACCGCGCCCCGTGATTGGAATATTCCGGCTGCCAATTGATGCTGCGCTTTTCACTTGACTGTCCACCCTTGCCGCTTCCGGCGTAGCTGTCACCAATGTTGAGCCAAGCTACACCGTCGCTTCGCAGCACGCGCCGCAGTTCGCGGAACACCGTCACCAGCGCATCGACGTACTGCTGCGGCGTTTCCTCTAGGCCGATCTGCCCGTCTGTGCCGTAGTCACGCAAACCGAAGTAAGGCGGGGATGTCACGCAACAGTTGATACTTTCGTCAGGGAGCGCGCGCAGCAGGGTTAGCGCGTCGGTGTTGTGAATTGTGTCGAGTTCCATGCTCATGCGCGTCCACCGACCGGCTGTACTTGCACGAGTGCGCGGGCGGTCTTCAATTTTGGATTCATGTGATTACTCCCACCCGTCAACTAAACTTGACCACTTTGCTATTGCGCGATACTCGTCGCTGCCAATAACAATGACCTGCTCATCGGGGTAGAATTTCGCCATACGCTTTAATTTCGCCTTGCTCTTGTCGTCCATCCACCCCTTGACTTCGTGCCATTCATAAGACCCGTCACTGGCAATTACTTTGAAGTCCGGCGTGTAGCTGATCACTCCGCGAGTAACTCCGTGAAACACGAAGGTTTCTGGCTCATACTCCCACGAGGCAATTTCTCCTTGCGCGATGAGGAAGTTGAGGTAGCGCGCGTAATTCGCTTCCCACGCACTACGGAAGAACTGGTTATTCAAATCCGAGCGCTTTCCACTTTTCGTGCGCGAATAGCTATTCAGACCTCTCATTGAAGGGTTTCCTGTTCCATATCGCTTAATCTTTGTCGCCAGCGCCTTACTTACACGGATTGCTACTTCTAGCGGGGTCAATGAGTCGTGGTACCGCTTTGATCGAACTGACTGCGCGCGCTTGAATTCGTCTGAATGATGCTTGTCCAACATGCCACGAGGATGGCCATGTATCCTGATGTGGTTTTTCTGTCTCACTGACTGAATGTGACGAGCGTCGGCGCTCAGGCTGCGAGTTCTAGTTGTTAAGCCCAATTGCCCGGCAACGCGAGAAATGACAGCTTTGGTTCGGCCTAATTGATCCGCAAGCGACTGAAGATCAAATTTGTCGCCCGGATATTCCTTCCGCGCCTCGTACCACTCGCGTATGAGTTCTCGTTCCTCATCAGTAACAGCAGGACGCTTATGATTTAGCCCTAGTTGTAAGCAACGCGAGCGGATTGAGCCTTCAGATCGACCAAGCGCTGCGCTTATGTCGGTGCGAGTGTTCGAGAGGTAGTGTTCTTTGAGAAATGCATCTTCTTCGGGTGACCAGCGAGCATAAGGTTTAGTAAAATTGATCGGTTGAATTTCGAGTGTCACAGCGACTCCTTTCGCGTTGAGGCGGGCCAGCAGTTGACGCCGGCCCGCGCAGTTGTCGGTGGGTGCTAGTCGCCGGCCTGCTGGAACTCGGCAGGCCGCACGACGCGCAGACGCGCATACTTGCGCGCCATCCGGCGGTGGTGGCTGTCCATGCGCTTGGCGTTGCTGTGTTCGGCGCAGTAGGCCGAAATGGAATGGGCGCTGATTCGTACCGGCTTGTCACAGCCGGCGTGTGAACAGGTCGTCACCCGTCCGGCAGCGGCGCGGTCGCGGATGCGCTGTTCGCGCCGGACGCGCTCAAGGCGTGCCTGTTCGCGGTAGCAGTCGATGCAGTAGCTACTGACCGCCGCCGGCGTGACGTGGCGCGGCGTCGCACCACAGCGCGCGCACGGCTTGTTGGGGTCGCGCAGCGTCGCCTTTGCTTTGTAATGGTTGTGCCGCACCTCGGCAGCGCACTCAACGCAGTAATTGCCGAGCCGGTGGCCGTAGTCCTGCCGCGGGCGCTTGCCGCAGCGCGGGCACAGGCCGTCCTTGCGATACAGGCGCGGCACCTTGAACAGATTGAAGACGTCCAAGCCTAAGCCGGTCATGCGGTAGACGTGTTCGTCGGGGGCGGCGGAACGCGGCGCGATATAGCCGCGTCCCACCAGCGATGTGACGATCTGCCCGTGAACGTCGCTCAAGTCAATGAAGTAGTCACCCTTCAGGCGCAGCGTGTTCATCGCGCCCAAGACATTGAACTGCGCGATGGTGAGATACATGCGCCCATGCTTCGGGTGATTGCGCCAGCCCTTGCGGCCTTCCACTAGCGCACCCCTTTCCAGTCGAGCCAAGACAGCGTTGTTTCGCCGTCATAGCCCTTGCGCCACAGATACACGGCGTAGGCGGTCGCGTCGGTCTTCCCGTTGCCGGTGAACGACGGACGCGCGCCCAACACCGCGACGCGCATCGGCGGATATTCGCGCCAGAGTCCGGTCATGCGCGCCTGCCCTTCGAGCATCGCCAGTCTGAGCAGGAAAAGGACGTAGCCGCCATTGAAGGTGTTGGTGAGCGCCTTGCGAACGAACGCTTCGGCGTGACTGTAGGGCGGGTTGCCGATCACAACGTCGTATTTGCCGTCGAGTCGCTCGGTCGTGTAGTCGAGTTGGTAGACTTCGCCGTATCCGGCTGGCACGCCAACGTCGCGGATGTCCACACCGTCGAGTAGGAAGCTGTAGCCCCACTTGTCACGCGCCGCCTGCCCCCACACGCCGCTGCCGCAGCCGGCGTCAAGCACGCTTTGGGGGTAGTTCATGTACGGAAGCTGGTCGAGCGCAGCGCGCGCCAGTTCATACGGCGTCGGGTAGTGGTCATTGTCTTCGCGCGGGCGCATGACTTTGGTGGTCGTGATGATCGGCGTCATCTAGCGCACCTCGACGGCGGCCAGCTTGTACGCTTCGGCCATGTCCTTCGCGCGCCCGCGCAGTTCGTCCGTCGCCCCCGCCTTGTCGCACCAGGCGTCTATGCGAGTCACGTCGTATTCGCAGAAGCCGGCCAGCACCGCGCCGCGCGCCTGCATGGTCGTGCCACGCCAGTCCTTCTTGGACAGCACCGGCGGCTGCACGTCGTTCAACAGCAGCAGCACGCCGTCCTCGTCATAGTCGAACTCGTCAGCGGCCCACTTCAGCATGTTCGCCCACGCCTGCGCGAGTTCCGGCGTCCAGTCGGGCGCTTTCGCGTCGGCGGCAGGCTTGCCGTTCGCTTTCGCGGCAGGCTTGGCGGCTTCGGCGGGCGCTGCGGCTTCCGGCTTCACCCACGCCTTGACGGTCGCCTCGGCGTCATCTTCGCTGCCGGTGTACTCACCGAAGCGGGTGACGCCCAACGCCTTGACGATCTCCGGCGCGGTCACGCCGTAGGCGTCGGCCATGCGGGTAACGAAGGCGGTGATGCGCGCCTTGTCTTCGCCGAAGCGGACGGTAGGCGAATTGGCGTCATGCTCGATCTTGTAGGCTTTCGGCGCGTCGCTGCCGATAGTCCCGCTGCTGATCCCGTTTACAGAATCGACGACGATCTCACCCGTCTCGACGTTGACCACTTCCATGCCGCCGTCTTCGGTCACGTTCACGTTCGCGCCCATTTCGTCGGGCGTGTACAGGCCGAGAATGACGTCAGGGAAGACAATGCGCGCGCAGGCCGCGACCGCACGCCAGCGCAGCATCACCGCCGGCTGCTTCTTGTAATTGTCCTTGCCGGTCAAACCGAGCGCGGTCGCGTCGGCGTAGCTGAACGTCTCGGTGTGCGGCTGGCGTCCGCGCCGCTTCATCATGACGGTGCAGCCCTTCGCGTCTCCGTCGACCTTCATGTCTTCAAGCTGGCCGCTGGAATTGATTAGCGCCAGCATCAACTGCGGCGACACGGTCGGCTTGCCCTGAATGACGTTGATCGTCTGCAGCGCTTGCCACGCGCCGATGTTGAGTTCGCGTCCGGCCAGAATGATCGCCACGGCCTTCTCAGGCGTGTTGATCGAGTTCGGCAGGAAGCCGGACGCATGAAGCGCCCGCGCCATCTGCGTCATGGCCTGCCACTCGGTCGCGTTGACTACTGCTAAAGCGTTACTCATCGTTCGGGGGCTCCTTTCCTACACCGCGTCCGGTAAAGTTGGTGTTTCCGCGTGACACTCGGATTGTGTGTTATGCTGGTGTGTAGAGTTGCCACACGCAGCCGCCAAGTCCCCGACCGCGCGCCCCACCGCCCACACCGAAAACACACACGCGATCCGCGCTTCCGGCGTCTGCTCGTCTTCGCCCGTGAAAGGCTCCGCCATGCGCGCCGCTACGCCGCCGCTATCCTGCATGTTCACTTTCCTTTTGGTTCTCGCGCTTACCACGCTTGGCAGCAAAAAAGGCGATGTGCTGCCGCAGTTGGTCGCCGTACTGCGCGTCCAATGCGTCCTTCACGAGATCGCCCACCGACTGGCCGCGGCTGTACGCCAGCGCCTTCAGCGCCAGTGTGTAATCGCGGTCTGCTCGAACGGATACGGAAGTCATAGGTAGTAATGGCATGTGGTACTCCTTGATACAATTCGGAATGTCCACTTACCATTTTATAGCATAAACGTTTGAAAGTCAATAAACTTGCCGTGTCAGAAGGGGATGAAGTATGGACAGCTTGCGAGACTTCATATTGGAAGAACTAGATCGGCGTCATCAGTCCGTTCGTGCTTTTGCGGAGTTGGTCGGCGTCTCGCATCCGGCGATAGGCGCGATCATCAATCCGCGAGAGGGTAGGCAAGTCAAGGCACCATCGGTCGAGTTTATCTTGAAGCTGGCGCGCGCCACGGGGACGAACGCGCTGATGCTTTTGATGCTTGCCTACCCTGAACTACGGAGTGACGGCGAACGTCTATCCGGCGGGCAGTTCTCGTCCCTCGTGCGCGCTCAGCAGATCGAAAAGCTGCCGCAGCATATGCGGCAGTTGATCGACGCGATCCTGATCGAACGCGCCCAAATTGGCGAGAACAACAACGAGGTCGAGCGCAGCTAGATCGGCGCTGCTAAGGTGGTTAATAAGGTTGATGCGCTGATCACGGGGTAGTCCCAAGTCGGCACCTTTCTACTTCATTGAATAGTATATTAGAACACCCGTTCTATTAGAAGTAGGCAAAGCCCACTATACGGGTATAGTATAGCCCTATTTCCGTTATAAAAGCGTTGGGGGGGGTAATGACACAACATTCTAACGTTTCAGCGGCAATTGCGCCGGCGACATGACGCTGCGCGCGATCATTTGGACGGCTGTTTCAACGCGGGCGCAAGCTGACGAAGACGAACACTACAGCCTGAAGGCGCAGGAAGACGACGCTCGCGCGCTGTGTGAACGTGAAGATTGGCAGATCGTCGACGTGCTGCGCGTCCCCGGCCACAGCCGCGATTACAAGACGCTCGAAAGGCTGGCGGCAGACGCCCGCGCTCAAGGCATCGACGCCTTCGACAAGTTGACCGCGCACTTCGAAGCGTGTGACTTCGACGTGTTCATTTGCCGAGACGCCAATCGTTTTGGCCGTTCGCCGTCGCTCATTCACCAGATCGTCGAGTACATTATTGACGATTGCAGCGCGCGCATCTACAGCTTCAATGACGGCTGGATTGACAGCAGCAACGCCGACATCTTCGCCATGATCAAGGCGTATACAACGAAGAAGGAGATGCGCTGGATACGCGACATGGGGGTGCGCGGTAAAGACAAACTGGCGGAGCGCGGCCTGATCCCGCACATCATGCCGATGACACACATCGCCGTGCGCGACGAGCGCACCGGGCGGCAGGCGCGCGTCGAAGTCAATGAAGCGAAGCGCCGCCTGTGGGACGACATCGCCGATCTGCTGCTGGCCGGCGTAGGCTGGAACATCCTGCCGCGCGAACTCGAAGCCCGCGGCCACGTTGATGATGGCACCGGCAAGCGCTACAGCTACGGCAAACTCTACCGCCTGATGTATTCACCGCTCACGTGGGGGCATACCGCCCGCCGATGGGGATACGAAAAGACGCGCAAGGCTGGCGGCGGCGTGTGGGCCTTCGATGAAAGCGAACCGCTGCCGGCTAATGTCCTACTGTTTCGCCACAGGATACCGGCGGTGTGGACGGGCGAGACTGCCGAGCGGCTCAAGGCCGAACTGCGGCGGCGTGTCGAGATGGTGGGCAGCCGCCGCCCGCAGAACACCCACCGCTTCAGCGGCCTCGTGCTGTGCGCGGAGTGCCGGCGCGCGATGGTCGTACACAGCACGGGCCGCGGTCGGTATGGCCTGTACTGCAACACCCACCTGCGCCGCTCGTACCTGCCGCGTGATTGCACCAATACCAGGATCGTCAATTTCGAGTACCTGCAGGACTTCTTCAACACTCGGCTTAGCCGCGCGCTGGATGCCAGCCTGCCCGACATGCTGGCGCAGTATTCACCCGCCGAGCCGGGCCGCTACGCCGAACAATTGGCCGCTGCCGAAGCCGACCGCGCTGCGCTCGTCAAGCAGGTGGAACGCCTGATCGGGGAGCAGGCGGCAGCGCCCGACGAACTCCAGCCGATCTACCGCGACCAATTGAAAGCACACGCCGACCGCCTGAACGCGCTGACCAACGAAGTCCACCGCCTGCAGGCGCACGCCGAAGAAGCCAGCACGACCACGGCAGCGCAGACGCGCGAACTGTCCGCCATCCGTGACATGACACTCGACGCCTTCTGGAAGCTGCCCGACCGCGAGATTAACCAGCGTCTGCGCGCCATGATGGGAAGCTGGCGCTTCCTGGCACGCGGCGGCGAGATTGTCGACGCTGCGCGCATCCGCTGACGTGCTGGCATATTGGATGTCCTTACAAGTGATATGCCAGATACCACGCTAGACTTCCACGCAATTCTACTCCGAAGATCGTAAATATCCCAAGCGAACTAGTTGACATTTATTCTTTTTGCGCTTAAAATGGTAAGTGTAAGTACAGATTGGAAAGCACGCTTTAACCTACAGGAGAACAACATGACCACCCAAACGCACAGCACCAGCAGCACCCCCAACGCATACGACAAGCTAGACGCCGGCGGGCGTGCGATTGACAAGTCCTTCCGCATTTTCCACGCGGCAACGCTCGACAAACTCATCATTCGCGTTGAATTTGCGGAGCGTAATGAAGCGCTCTTTGAAGCAACTTACGACCACGCGCAGACGCTTTACAGGGAACTTCACAGAGCGCTGTGGGCGGAGTGGTACGCCGCGCGGCAGTAGCCGAAACGCCCTACGGGGCGTCTGGCGGGCGTCACCCGCCACTGACGAGGCAGACACCTCTAGATTGTAGGAGACGAACCACAATGGCAACCAACCGCACCACCAACCCCGACGCCGAGATCGTCGCGATCATGCGACAGATCGGGCAACTCAAGCAGGGCGCAGACGCTGCTGCAGCACGCGGCAACACGCGCGACCAGTTCCGCAACCGGCGCACGATCAGCCTGCTTCGCAAGCGCCTCGACGCGCTGACCACCGCCGCCAACCGCGCAAGCCGTATTCACTAGGAGACGAAAGAATGAACGCACGCAACGCAAGCAGCGTCCGTACGCCCGACCGTGTCGTCGTCCGCGACCTGCAGATGCAGCACCCGAAGATCGCCCGCATCGTCAGCACGCACCCGACCACCGGTGAACTGCTCGTCGAGTACTGGCACATTTGCCGCAGCTTCCGGCCCGCGGGTGAGACCGGCGCGTGGCTCCCGTTTGCGACCGAAGGCCGCGAGTGGGTGTACGCGTGGCAGGTGGAGCCGCTCGAAGCGGTGTGGCAGCGGACGGACGACGAGATCGCCCGCCGCGAGTGGGCAAACAACAATCGCCTACTCACGGTAGCCGTCGCCAAGAATGAGCGACGCGAGGAGGTGGGCGCGTGATGTACGACCCGCTGTTCACACTCGACGCCATTTGGCGCAGCGAAGACGAGCAGGCCGACGCGGAAGCGCGTTGGGAAGCGCAGGCGGGTGACGACGAAGCCGCCGCCACTGAGGATGACATTCCCTATTAGCAAACGACGGCCAATACAGGCCGCCGTCGCCGCCGGCGCGGGCAAGTCGCCAAACAGCACCCGCGCCGGCCTTCAGTATAGCACAGGAGGCACGAAGCACATGGCAACATTCACAGCCAAGTCATTCTCCTACACGGGCGCACGACGTGACCGCGTTCTCGGAGAGTTCCGCACCATGTTTGACGCCAAGATCGCGTGTGAGCGCCACGCCAAGCAGCCGCTGCGGTGGATCGATTTCGGCGCGCGCGACAGTGGCCCGTATTCCACCGCTGACATCAGCGCAAACGGCGCGATTAAGCGCGTGTACATGGTACGCATCGTCTCCGAAAGCGAGGACGCCGAATGACCGCACAAGAGTTCGCTGTTCTGCTGCGCGCATGGGACGCGCCGCTCGGCCTGCTCAAGTGGCTCGACGAGTACCTGGCCGAAACGCCCAACGCGTCGGCAATTGACGCGATTGCTGCCATGCCGGACGGGCCGGTCGGCAAACAGGGCTGGTACTGGTGGCTCGACAATGCCGTGTACGTGCGCTTGTCGGCAGAGGCGCGCGAAACGTACTACCTGCACGAGACAGCGCATTACCTGCGCTACATCACCGTGTTCGAAGACGAGACTTACGACCGCGACCGCCACATGACGGCGTTTGCGCGCTACAAGGCGCGCATGGCGTCGGTGCTGGTGGGCCTGCTGCGGCCCGTTGAGGCGGTAGAGGAGGCACACGCATGAAGGAATCGATCACGTTAGACGATGTCATCATCGGACTGTTTTCCGCCACCATGATTCTGTTGTACGTTGCTATAGGCTTGTGGGAGTGTGCTGAGCGTGCCATTAAGGCCTACCGCCGCGTTGCCCGCCGCCGCGCCTACCGCCGCCAGCACGAGCAGCGGCTTGGCGAACGGTGGCGGGTATTCGAGCGCAAGGAGTTCCGCCGTGATCGGTGACCTTGTCGCCATCGTGATCGCGGCTACGGCGTTTGTGACGGTATGGCGCTATTTGCCGCACATTATCGACGCCGCGCCCACTTCTACCGCGCCCGCCGTAAAAACGCACCTACCGGCCTTAGAAGCGCCGCAAACGCACATCTACAGCTACACCGCCTGCGCGCTGGCGCAGAACTACCACACGTCGCCGGCGGCGGTGCAGGCGCTGATTGACGACGCGGCGGCGGCGCTCAACGTCGGGCAGCCGGCGGCGGCGGTGTTCGTGCGGCGGGCGCTGACGGCTTACGGCAGCATGGAGCGCGCGGCGTACTGGCTGCGTGTCGAGTTCGAGTATATGCGCCTGATGGCGCAGGAGGGGGGCGAATGAACACCCGCGACATCACGACCCTGACCGACGCTGAACTACAGGCCGAAAGCGACGCGCTCACCCGCGAGTGCATCGCCGCATGGCACCGCAAGCGCGACGCGCAGGAGGTGTGGGAGGCGCTGTCCGAGCGCAAGGCGGACGTGACCATTGAACTCGCGAAGCGCTATAATGGGGTGAAACAGGCGGTGGAGCGTGGATAACATGCTTTACGACGTCACCAGCACGCAGCCGGTCGCGGACGTACTCAAGGCGCTCGTCAGCGCCGTGCGGCCCGAAACGCTGGCAGAAGCACGACTTCAGAAGGCGGCGCTTAAGCTGATTGGTGCGTTCGAGGGCTTCCCGTGGCGGCCCGTCCTATTCGAAGAAGCCGTCGCATTTTTCGCTGTCTGCGCGTACACGTTCACTCCGGCAGAAGTGCGTTATGAAGCGCCGGACTGGATGCCGTCAAAGGACGTGCCGATGCGCGTGCTAATGGACGTTCACAGCGTGCTAGAAGAGTACGTTGGGGCGGTGGGGCGTGGCTGAGACGCGCACACTCGACACGACGCACGACGCCGACGCCGAACTCGCGCTGCTCGACGCGCGCCTGCAGGAACTGACGCGGCGCGTGTGTCCGCTGTGCAGGGGCGAGAAGTTCGCGCCGCACGCACCGGCGCTGTGCTGGCGCTGCAAGGGGCGCGGGTACGTGGAGGACACGGACACCGCCTAGCACCCGCCGCCGCTATGCAACAAAAAAGCACCCCCTGCGGGGTGCTTTTGTTTGCGCGTGTCGCGGTGCTGTTAGCCGAGTGCGCCGTCAGGCTTCGGCGTCGCGGCCAGCTTTGCCCGCACCGACTCCGCAATAGTGTCCACTTCTTCGGGGGACAGCTCGACAACTTCCAATTCCGCGCGGTCGAAATAGGCTTCGAGTGCTGCCTTGACGAGTTCAAGCAAGGCGTCGGCAGGCGGCAGCACGGGCGCGGCGGGGCCTTCCTGCTTGCCGGCTTTCGCGGCGTCTTCGAGCGTGATCCCGCCGATCAGCGCCAGCCCAAGCACGATAGTCACGGTCAGCAGGGATTCGCGGACTTCGGCCAATTCCGGCACCGCCATTGTCAGCAGTGAGATTAGGAATGACGCCAGCGCGATGATGAACTTGCGACTGCGGAGCATGGCGAGAATTGGCCCCAACACGGGCGTAACGGGTGTCTCAGACATGACAAGGGACTCCTTTGCGCTCAATGCGCTCACTTCCAAGTGCTGAACTTCGGTGATGGTGATGCGGTCGGCGGCGGCGCGGTAAATGGCCGCTGCCGCTTCGTATAGGTCGGCAAGCTGCACGATCTCGTCGCGGGTAAGCCACGGCGAATACAGCGTGTCAGGGTCGGGTACTGGCGGCGGTTCAGGCTCCGGCTCCGGCGCGGCTTCGAACAGCACCACGTCAGCGCGAACATAGCCCTGCGTGCCGCTGTCGAGTTTCAGCGCGTGCCACGTGCCGGCGGCTTCTACCACGTCGGTCGCCACCCACGCGCCCGGCTGCGGCGTCTTGTCGAGGCGTCCGGCTATGGTGGCGCTCGTGGCCGGCTGTGCGCGCACGTTGGCATAGTCAGCACGCGAGGCGAACGTTCCGCGCTGCCACGCGGCTCCTACGGGCGGGAAGGGGTATTCTGGCATCGGTCGCACTTCCTTGAATGTGTGTCGAGTGTTGAGCGCCGCCAGTTCGTCGATCAGCGGCGGCGTGTCGATCAGGCCGAAGCCGGACGCGCGCCCTTCGGCGCTGTTCGGCCAATGCTCATAACTGAACCACAGCAGCGGCAGGTTGTGCAGCGCCGCCCACTCGCTCCACCGGCGCATAAAGGCACGGTAGTCGTCAGTGGACAGCTTGCCGCGCCAGCCGCGGTTGGCGTCAAAGATCGACTGAATGTAGGCGAACTCCGTCAGCAGCCACAGGCCGCCGACCTGCTCACGCACGCGCAGGAAGTCCAAGCCGCCGGCGTCGTGCTGCCCGTCGGGGTAGAAGTGTACGCCGATGGCGTGACTGCCGCGGGCTGCGCGCTCCAGGTTGGCGCGGTCTTCGTTCCAGTCCGCCACCGACTTGTTCGTGCCATAGTTCAGGATGCACAGCTTGCGCCCGATGCTGTCGGCGTAGTCGAGCGCCCGCGCTGTCCAATCGTGCAGCGCTGCGCTCGGCGGGTCAACCTCGTTGGTACAGTGAATGAACGCCGCCGTCGGTGCCGCCTGCGCCCGCACGCGCACAAACTCGGCGGGATCGGTCGCCAGCGGGGACGCGCCGGGATCGTCACCCGCCTGCCGGTAGATGACGCGCGCACCCAAGTCAGCGCACATCTCGGCCAACTGCGGCGAATTGCGGACAAGCACAAACGCGCCGGACATGCGGCGGATGTCGGCCAGCGCGTTATCGCGGCTGATGCCGAAGTCGGTGATGTTCAGTCCGTGGATGCCTGCCGGTCGCTGTGTCATGGCGCTAAGCCGCCTTCTATACCCCTCGAATTCGAGGGGTTTAAGCTATAGCCCCAGCGCGGTCACGGGGAGCCGGATCGCCGCGCACGGGTGTTGTACGTCTGTGCCTGCGGTGAAGCTGTCGAAGGCCAGCACGTACGCGAAATTGCTATCCACCAGCACGCCCAGCAGCACGTGAACGCTGTACCACGTTTCCGGCGTCCGCAGCGTGAGTTGATAGCGTAGCTTGGCGCTTGACGGAATGTCCCAGTGGTCTTTCGCGTAGAAGCTGTCACCCTGCCAGCTTCGCAGCAGGTCGAGCGCGACGGCGAATGTCTGTCCGGTCGCGTGGTCATAGCATGTCACTTCGGTGACGTCTGACCAGTTGCAACAGTCATTGAGCCGGCGCATTAGGCGCGCGCCAGTTCTGCGTCGGCGTCGTCAAAGTATTTGAAGCGGTAGATTGCAGTTAGCGTGATGGCGTTGTTGGCCGCAACAGCCGACGCGTCATAGCGCTGGAAGTAGATTTTATTCGATGCGTTTCCGCTTCGATCTTCCAGTCGCACGATGCCCACGGGGGCGCTTTCGTAGCTTTTTACGCAAGCCATCGTAGCCCAATTTCCACCCGGCGTCCAAAGGTACGCGGCAGAAGCGGGTATGTTGCCGTAATATGTGGCGTCACCGGCGCTTAGGTCGTAGTCTTGACTAGCTTCGAGCAGTGACCCTTTGCTTAGCGCGTCATTGACTGAGATCTGTGGTATATAGCCGGTGACCGTGCCTGCTACCAGCCACGTAAATTCATGGTGGATGGTGACGCCTTCACTTGCATTAAAAATGACGCGCTGTGTGTATTCAGCAACATCGTCCACTGATTCTGAATGGCGACAGTATGCTGTTACGCGAAATTCGACAGAGCTGCCAAGCAAAGACTCCGTGAATGGCGAAACAAGAACGTCATCGACGTAAACCTCGGCAGTGGTCGTGAATTGAGTACCGCTGTGTCCCAGCCATTCCGCCGTTGATCCCCCTGTTGGTGTATAACTAAATGCGAAATTATTATCGGAGGTACTCGATGAGATCGGACTAGTTGTCACAGCGGACGGCTTCGCAGTCGGAAGATCTGCCAGCGTTACCGTTGGATCATCAAACCACAGCCCATAAAGGCGAATATTGTCTGATGCTCCACCAGTCGGGCGGTAGCCGGAATTTGTGATTTTGACAATGTGCGAACCCGCCGTGAGATTGTCCGCGATACGGACTCTTCGCGCGATTCGATCAAGGAATCCGGCAGTAACAATCGATGTGGGGCTGGCGGCATCCAAAATCCTATCCGTAGGGTTGAGCGTGCCGCCGTTGGCAATTAACGCCGTGTCAGCGAGGCGACTGCTATTAATCAAGTCTTGAACAGTTGGCAGAGCGTTTGCAAGCGTCTTGTCGCCGTCGATTTCGACAAGGGCGAGACCTGCTTCCACACCCGGTAAGTCCCATACGCCGATCTCCGTAACGCCATCAGGGGTGGTGTATTCGCAATACGCACCGCTTTGGGCTGTTCTAGTATAAGTTTCTCCATAGCCGGGAGATGAAAAAGTTGACCATGATCCGTTCTTGGTGAAGTCGGTGTGATAAGCGCCTCCCATGAGTTCGGCAAGCGTAAAGTCGCCAAATTCAGGGGCTTCGGTATCGACCTGAACATCTCCAAGCGGGAAATACATGATATAGTCACCCTGATCCATCAACACGCTGTAATCCGGAATTGACACTCCGGTGCGAAAGACGACGACATGACCTTCAGGGTTGTTAAATTTAGCCAGTAGCGCATCAACTGCGCTTGCACCCACCGCCGCCTGATTGCCAAACAGCAGCACCGTTCTCGTTAGTGATGGCATTTGCTATTCCCCTTCTATGACCCTGCAGGTTCGGGCGCGGTGGGTGCTGTGCCATCCACCGCCGGCTTGACGACGCGCTCAATCGCCGCGCCGATCTTGTCCGCCACCAGTTCGAGCGCCTTGTCCTTCGCTTCCACCAGCGCTTCAAGGTGCTGCACGCGCTTTTCGAGTTCCCCAATGCGTGCCTGCGCTGCGCCGAGCGCAACTTCGAGTTCCGTGTTCTTCTTCGTTGCGGCGTCCCTCTCGGCTTCCGCCGCCTGCTTGTCTTTGTCGTGCGCTTTGACAGCGGCTTCCAACGTTGCGACCTGCGTCTTCAGGGATTTCACCTCCGCCGCCTGCGCCTCGCGCGCCTTGCGTTCGCAGTCGAGTTCTTCCGACAGCGCGTTCAGGCGCTGCGCCATTTCGTGAGCAATCGCGTCGGATTCTTTCGCGCGCACCGTCGCCAAGCTGAGTTCGCGCGTCAAGGCGTCAATCCGCGCTTCCTGCTTGGTGTAGGCGCTGTTAATCAGCGTCTGCGCGCGCTCGGTGTTCTTACGCGAGTCAATGACGCGCAGCACCAATTGCAGCGCGACAAAAGCCACCCACAGCGGCCATGTTTGGGCAAGGGTCTCTAGCGTCGGCTCCATTGGCCCCGCTTCTCTCTCCGCGCGTTCTCAAGCGGCGTTGTGTTGTGCGATGTAACGCGCATGTCCCTCCCTTTCGTAGATGTCGGATAATCGTCCTTATGCGTCATGTAAAACAGGCTGCGCTAACCGACTTTCCAGAACTCAGCAACCGTGTACACTTCCGTCCCCCAACTGCCGGCCACGCCGTAACTGCCAGTGTATGAACACCGATGCTGCACCTCAACGACGGTTGAGCCGGCAAGGGTAAACTCCCCGACCACGAGCGCCGTTGAGCCGTTGCCGGTCGTGCCGTAGGTGTTTTGGCCGAGGACGAGTTCTGCCGAGTTGGTGATGTCATACAGCCGCGCCTGGTTGGTGTTGACGGCATAGGCCGGACACGCGATCCGGCATTGGTATGTCCCCGCGGCCAGCGTGATTTGATTGCTGCTGATGCTGGCGTGGCCCCCGGCGTCGGTGACTTCGGTATTGAGATCGCGCGTCTGCCAAGCGCCGGTTGTGAATGTGCCGCCGGTCGTGCCGCTGGATTTCTCGTCGCGGATCAGGATGTAGTCCGATGACGGGGCGCTGCCGTTGTAGGTAATCGTCAGCGTTTCGTTGCCGCCGTCGTTATTCTCGGTGAGCGTGATCCCCGTACCGGCGACGAGTTTCGCGTCAAGGTAGTCCGGCGTGGTGTCATTGGCGGATACCGCGACTTCGCTCGTGCCACTGACGACGCCGATCTCCCACTGACTGTTGCCGGCATCCCAAACCAGCGCGCTGCCGTCGGCTTTGCCCGTTGTGTCCACGTTGGCGAGGCTATCGAGTGCGGGGTAGCCGCGGGCGTAGAAGTGCGGACGCAGATCGACAATCCGCGTTGCCGCTGTGATCTCGGTCATGCCTTCTTCAAGCACCACCGCCGCCAGCGGAATATAGCCGTCAGGGATGCTGATCGCGTGCGCGTCGGCTTCGTCCAAGTTCGCTGGCACGTCGTAACTCTCGCTTCCCGCGTAGCTGTAGAGCGTGTCCGTGGCGGGGTCGAGCGCGACCGCGACCCACGCGCAGGTTCCCGCCGTCGCGGGGATGTCGCTCGTCAGGTCAATTGTGCCGCCGGCGTAGCGGCCTTCGTGGTGGGCAAAGGGTTCAATGTAGACGAGCATCGAGCCGCTGTCGGCGTAGGGACGGACGCGACCGGGGAGGATGTTGCGCCCCGCGACGATCACCGTGTTCAGGTTGCCGTCAAGCGGCGGCTGCTGTGCGAGAACAACTTTGCTGCCGTGCGACTGTACGCTCTCGGCGTAGTCAATCGCCATGATGCGGTTGTCACCATCGACGCCCGGCGCGACGTAGACCGTCACGTTCGGGATGCCGACGAAGCCCCACACCGCTGTCTGCTCACGGCTGGCGTCATGGGCGCGCACCCACGTCTTACCGGCAGGCGCACCCGCGAGGGTGATCGTGTTGGTCGCGGTGCGGCGTCCGGTCAGCATCTTGCGCCAGCCCTTGAAGACCTCGGCATGTGCGAACTCGCGCAGCGCGCGAATGACTTCGGCTTGTGATGTCACGTCTTTGGTATCCAATCCGTCAAGTCAAACTCACCAATCAGCACGTTATGCGGCGCGGTCACTTGCGCCCAAGCTGCGCCGCGATTGGTCGTCCAGCGCACGATGTTGTCCCCCCACCAGAGCGCGATGTCGGGGGACGTTCCCCAGCCGTTGACGCCTTGATAGGTCGGGTTTACGGTCAGTGGGAAGGGAATCAGTTGCAGGTCGGCGTCCGATGTTCCAGCGCCGGTCAGCATGGATACCCACCCGTCCGATGTGCTGGCGATGTTGGTGTAGGTGTTGTTGCCGACCACCATGAAGCCATAGCCGCCGTCATTCGTATAACTCGCCTGCGCGCCGACAGGGATGCGCGGCCGGGATAGCCCCGCACCGTAAGCGCGCGAATAGGCCGATGTGCTGCCGCCGTTGATGCTCATCCAAGAGGTCGTAACCGGCCCAGCGTCGCCTTCGCTGAAGTGCCACCACAGCACCTGATTGGCGTCATTGGCGTTTGCAGCGCCACCCGGTCGTGTGTAGGGGATGTGCATGTAACACTGGAAGTTGCCGAACACGTTCGAGTAGTTCAGGTTCGGCAGCAGCGTCCAAGTTAGTCCCCAATCCGTAGACTTGAACAGTCGCCAGATGACCGGATCGTTGGGCAGGCCGAAACGCTGCCCCTGCGCCTTGTACGCCAGGTACAGGTAGCCGTTATTGGCCGCGCTGCTGTTGCGCTGGCTGATGACGAACGAACTCACGCCGTGATCGCTGATGCCGGTGTAGTAGCTCACGAAATCGGTCACGTTCCACGTTGCGCCGTTGTCGAATGAGCAGGCGAACTTGTCCCCGCTGCTGACCGCGATGTAACCCTTCTTGTTGATGCTGGTCTGGATGCGACCGCGCGAGATATTGGCATCGCTGAAGATGTCGGTCGGACTTGCCAGCACCGAGAACGCTGCGCTGCCACCCCACACATCGTCGCATTTCCATAGGCCGTCGGCGCTCATGACAAAGCGCCGCGCATAGTCGAAACGGTCGGGCGCGCCGTCATACTGCGTGCCGGTGATGTCCGCGCCGATGTTCTCGAAGTTCGCCGTGCCGGTCGTAAAGTCAAACAGCGTCGAGCGCGAGAAGTAGCCGGCGTCCGGCGCTTGCAACAGCATCTTCAGCGGGATTGCTCCCGGCGGCGGCGTGAGCAGCGAACTCACGCCCGGCGTCTCGTAACTGAACGTTGGCAGGTAGAAGTCGAGGTTGAACTCGTAGTCGCTCGTCGGGTCGCTCGGTGGGATGTACGTCACGCCTGCTGCGCCGTTGGTCGCCGTCCGCAGAGTCCAGACACACTGCGCGCTGCCGTCGTCGGCCAGTTCGAGCCGGCTGGAGCGCAGCACGAACAGTTGATCGCTCAAGTCAAGCCCGCGCAGCGCCGTCGTCAGGCTGACCGCGATGTACTCGTCGTAGAAGTCCGCGACGTGGTAGCTGCCGGGCAGCGTGAGTTCAAGGTCGAGCGCCGTCTGCAGCAGGCCGTTCGCGTCGGTGTAGATGCCGTCCGCAGCCGCGCCGCGCCGTCCACAGCGTTCGTTGAGGTTCGTCTGCGAAGCCGCGATCAGGCGTTCGACCGTCACGCTCTGATTGCCCTGACCAGGCGCGAGGCCCGGCCAGCGGCTAAACATCGGCGTCGCGGTGCTGCCGCCGGTGAAGCCGCGCGCTTCCAGCAGTTCGACGGGTCGCCAATGCTCCCGCGTGTACTGCCAGTCGATGATGTCCGCTGTGGTCAGTGTGATCGTCGTGGTCGCTGCGGCGCGTGAACCGACCGCGAGTAACTCCGGCTTGGTGTGCAGGCTGAAGCGGCCCGTGCGGTCGCACGTGATGCGCGCGTCGGTGCCGTCCGCTAGTTCGCGCATCTGCGCCAGCGGGTTCGACTTTTGAATGAAGAACTGCGGGTACGTGTAGCTGACGTAACTCGCGTCGGTCACGAGGTCGAAGCCGGCCTCGGTCGCGTTGCCGTAGAACTGCCACAACTGCCGGATGCCGCGCTCGGTCGAGAGCGTTTTGACATCGTCCCACGAGTCGGGCGTCGCTTCGCTCGTCATCACCTTCGAGTAGCCGACCAGTTCCGCCAGCCTCGCCATCGGGGACACGACTTCAAAGCGCAGCCCTTCCACGCCGCTGTCGGCATCAAACGAACCTTCCTCGCGCCGGATGTAGCCGACGCCGAGGATGTGGCTGCGCCCCGCGCTTTTCGCGCCGAACGCCTGCCGCGTCCCGTTGACCCACTGTTCCACCCACAGCACGCAGAACGCGCCATCAGGGATGTCGGTCAGCGCGGCATCGTCAAACACACGCACGCTGAAGCTGTGGCCGTTTTCTTCGTCGCCGCCGACGTCCTCGACCACGATCTCGTAGGGCGGATTAGCCGCGTCATGGACGATCAGCGGCACGTACTGCACCGTTGATTTAGAGTTGTCATCGTCGGTCACGGTATGCGCGACCAGGTATTCGCCCGCGTCGGCGGCGGTCACGTTCACGTCCGCGACGTCATCATCATCGGCGGTCAGCCCTGCAGGGAATGACCACGCATGAGACAGCGGCCCGTTGCTGTCGGGGTCGACGTAATCCGACGCGCTGCCGGTGAAGGCAATCGGCGTCATGTCGTCCCAGCCGGCCCACGCACCACCGCTGCAAGCGATTGGCGGCGGGTTGCTGCCCTGATCGCTGTAGGCGAGGTCGTCGGGCGCGAAGTCGAGCGACGCGCTCACCAGCTTATCGCTCAAACGCACGTCGGCATAGACGCGCACCACATCACCGCTGACGATCTTGGCGACGCCGGCGCTGTGTTCGCGGATCGGGAGCGCGGTCGCGCTGATCGTGCCAGCGTAGCGCACGCGCGTGCGGCCCTTGAAGTCGCCGCCGCTGCTGTAGATGTCCACGCGGTAGCCGGCTTTGACGTCGGCAGAATCGCCGCTGACGGTCGTTACGACCAGCGTCTTAGCTTGATCTGCCGGCGTGTTGTCCACCGTCGCGCTGAAGACTTCAGCACCGCTATACACGGAGAGATAGGCGCGCAGCGCGTGATTGGACGCACGCAGCGCCGCCAGATTTGCGGACTGATCAGGCATTGATGCTCACCCATGCGCTTCCTGTCGAAATCAGGTCAAGGCGGCTGTAGAGGCTCGTCAGGCTGGCGTTCGCGCTGCCGTCGATGGTTTCCGCGCCCGAACCGTCCACCGTCACCGTATTGCCCGCCGCCGTCTTCTGCACGCTGTAGACGGTATTGGCCGTCACAGTTGCCGCAGCCGGCAGGGTCACGGTCACGTTGCCGCCCGTCGTGTCCACATAGGTCAGACGGTCAGCGGTCGTGATCGTGTAGGCGCTCGTCTTGGTCACGCTCTGTAATTGCAGGTTGGTGAACAACACGCCGATCTCGCGCAGCCAGCCGCCGACCGTCACGCGCACGCTTTCACGCGGGTAGGGCCGGCTGATGTAGGCGAAGAACGGGCTGTAATGCCCCGTCTCGTCGATGGTCGAGATGTACACGCCGCGCGACTGCGCCGTGTAGTGCGCGCCGGTCGCGTTCAGGATAAAGGCGTCATACTGCGCGCGTGATTCCACGTCGAGCGTCCAGGTATGCGACGCGAAGCCGTCGCGCCGTGTCGCGCCGCTGGCAAGCGTCGTCAGCGTGCCGCCCAACAGTGGGGCCGGCCCGTTCTCCAAGATGTTCGGCGGCACGTCGATCCATGTTTCCACGTTCGCCATGTTTGCCAGCGTCGTGCCGATTGCGAAGTAAGCGTTGGTCATGCCGGCACCCCTGCCTTCTTCAACGTGTCGAGCAGCCGCGCATCAACTGCCTGCACGATCTGGTTTGCGCTCATGCCCGCCGTGACGGGAATGTTGATGATGATGCCGCCGCCTGCCAGCGCGCGGGATTGTTCGTTCGAGTAGATACGCGCCGGAGACATGAAGCGCGCGAGTTCCGGCCCGTTCTCACCGACTAGCACCGTTTGCCCAACGGACGGATAGCCGCCGCTGGCGTACTTCTTGATGTTCGGCTGCGTGTACAGGTTGGCAAGCTGCGTCGTGCGTGCGGCCTGCACTTGGATGCCGGCGATGCTGGCGACGGTGCGCGCCGCGAGGTTGTAGGTTGCGGCCCAGAACTGGTTCTGAAGCCCGTACTGTGCGAACAGCGCCGATTGAAGCTGCTGCAGTTCGGCGTTGTACGCCTGTCCACGCAGCGCGATCTCGGCCTGCGCCTTCTGCACTTCGAGCGTGATCGCCCGCTGCGCCGCCTGCTGTGCCGTCCGCAGTTGGTCGCTGTAGCGCTTCTCGATGACCTTGAGCTGTTCGCCTTCGCGCTTCTGGATTTCCTTGACGCGCTTGGCATTGGCCTTCTGTTCTTCGGCCAGTTCCTCGTCGCGCTGCTGCGCTGCCATGAACGCGGCCAGCGCGTCGCGGTTCGCTACCGCGTTGGCAATCGTCGTATTAGCGCGCGTGATGATGCGCCGTAGGTTGTCCTGGTGCTGCGCTTCCTGATCTTCGCGCTCAGCCTGCGCCTCGTCGCGTGCCTCGGTCAGCGCTTCAGCGCGCGTGCGCTCGGCTTCGAGTTCTTTCGCCGCGAGGTCGGCGCGGATGTCCGCGATCTTCTTGTCGCGGTCGCTGTTGATCTTGGCGACGTCTTCGCGCAAGGATTGAGACAGTTCCGCCGATGCCGTCTTGAATTGACGGATGGCGACATCAGGCCGCACGCCTTCGAGCCGGCGCAGTTCGTCATTCACCTCGGCCAGCCGCGCCTGATACTGAATGAGCGCGTCGCGTCCGGCGTCCGAGAGCTGCGCCTGCTGCTTCAGCGCCGGCAGGTTGGCAAGGATCGCCGCGCGCTCGTCATTGAGCGCGGTCACACGGCTGTCAATCTGCTCGGTCGTGCCTTCGCGCAGCAGTCGCGACGTTTCGATCTCACCCGCGATGCGCTGGTCGATGCCGGCGATGATCGCGGCAATCGCTTGTTCTTCGCGTTCGCGCGCTTCGATCAGCGGGATGTACTTGCTGATCAGGCGGTACAGGTCGTCTTCCGTGCCGTTCAACTGCGCGCGGTACTGATCGAAGGTGTCAATCACCTCCGGCGGCACGCCGAAGATTTCCAGCGCCTGCCGCGCGGCTTCGGCCAGACTTGCTCCGTCCGCAATGAAGGCGTCCATATTGGCGCGGAACTGGTCAAGCGTGGTGTTATAGGGCGCAATCAGCGCGGCCATGCCTGCGCGGATGTCTTCACCCTCCGCCCGTAGCGACGCGACGCGCTCCTGCGCCTGCTGCTGCGTGAGTTGGATAAACTCGCGGTTCTCGGCGCTGTCGCCGCGTGCGCGCTCACCTGCCGCCCGTGCGCCAGCGGCGCGTGCCGCTGTCAGGGCGCGTTCAGCGGCCTCGGCGTCGTTGGTCGCAAACTCATTATTCGCCAAGCCCTGCGTTAAACGTTCGAGCGTGTCGGAATTTGCTGAGTATTCTTTTTGTAGGTTCTCAAGGTTTTCGCGCAATTGAGCGACCGGAAGCTGATTGTCGAGCAAGCGCGCAAGCGGATCGCTTAAATTGGCTGCGGATTGCGCGAACGCCGCTTCAAGTGCATTTCGCGCTTCCTCGACCTGTCGCGCCATGACTTCCTGTTGACGTTCGAGCGCTTGAACCTGCTCATTCACCTGCTCGGTGGTCATACTTGCAAGTGCATCGTAGTAGTTCTGCTGCGCCGTGAGTGCAGCGGCTAATCGCCGCCTGCCTTCTTCTAGGCCTTCATTGAATTTTGCCCAAGCAATTGCGACCGCTATCAGCGCCACGCCCGCAATACCGGCGGCAGCGCCGACCGACGCCAGCGACGCCGACGTTTTGGCAAGTCCCGCGCCGACGCTTTGCGAGATGCGCGCAATCGGCTCCGATGGGCCGATGGCAGGCAGCGCCCGCAGGTTGTAGCCGAAGCGCTGCAGGTTCGAGCCGAAGCGGTTCAATGACGACGTGCCGCCCGTGCCGGCTGCGCTCGTGATCGGACTGACGGACTGTGCCTGCAGGAGTTCATTCCGCAGCGCTTCGACGTTCAAGCCCTCACGGGCCGTCCGCTGCGTCTTGAGCAGTTCCGCACGCAGGTCTTCGATGCCGTCGCCCGCGCGTCGTCCAGCGGTGCCGACGCTTTCCAGTTCCGAGCGCATCTTTTCAATGTCGGCGCTGGCGTCGTTAATCTCGTCGCGCATGTACTTGAAGCGCAGCCGCACGGCATTGACGTCGGCCTGCGTCCCCGCGCCGAAGCCGCCGAGGTTCGCCGCCAGCTTGTCCTGCTCACCCTTGAGATCGGCAATCGCCCGCTTGGTCGCCGCTACCGACGGATGATCGACCGTGTACTTTAAGATTGTCTCAGCGACACGCTTGCTCATCGTCTATTCTTTCAGGTAGTCGGGGCGCTTCGGGTAATCTTCGGTGAATTTCAAGCCTTGATGCCAGCGAAACAGGTCTTGCACGTAATGCGCCGGCAGCTTCAGGACGTCCAGCGGGTTCGGGATGTGCTTAAAGCCGGACATCTCCCACAGCATGTAGCACGTCCGCAGCAGTTTGATGTCGGTGCGGATTGCCGCGATGTTGGGTAGTTCGAGCGTCAGTTCCTGCGCCGCGGCCTTGAACTGTTCCTCGACGTCGCGCCGCCAGAGGTCGCGCACGTGGTCGATGTACTGCTGGCGGCGCGTTACGCTTCCGGGTCGTCGCCGGCCCTTTCCGCGAACTCCGCATCTTCGATAGACGTGTCGCGCGTCTGCAGGTAGGCGTCGATGATCGCGCCGTACACCTTGCCGCCGACCACCTGCGTGAACAGGTCGAAATTGGCCGCTACATTCGCGCCGCGCTCACGGAAATAGGCCGCAAACGCTGCCACTTCCGCATCGGCGTCTTCTTTCGCCACCACATCAACCGCCGAGCCTTCGATGATCAGGAAGATATGATGGATGTCCTGCCAGTCTTCGCGCGGGATCGCCTTCTCAAGCGCCGCCTGCGCCAAATCATTCCTCAGGGTCAAATACGGCATCAACCACAGGGTCAGCTGCCCGTCGAGAACGTCCGCCCGTCGTGCGATGTCGCGTAGGTTCATTCACCTGTTCCTTCAGCACTTCGATCAGCGCTTCGAGTTCCGTAAAGGGGATCGGGTCGTCGTCGATGACGGCGAAATAGCCGCCACCGAGCTTGACCATAGCGGACACGGGGCGAACATATGCCCGCCCCGTGATCGTGACAGCCGGCCAGCTTTCGACCGCGCCGTCCTGTCCAACCTTGCCCAAACGCTCGTCAATCATGGCGACTTAGGCTACGGCGTGACGAAGTTGGTCATGTACGAAATGACCCAGATGTCTGCCGCCGTCCCCTGCGTGTGTGTGGTCGCTGCGGTCGTGGTCGAGAACGCCGAGATGTTGGACTTGTTATCGACGCCGTTTTTCGTGTACACGTTGCGCGTCCCATCGACGTCCGACGTGGCCGGCAGGTACGCCGTCGTCACGCTGGTGTCTGCGCCGTCATCGACGTAAGTGGCGAACGTGACGGGGTAGTCCGTGCGCCAGCGACTGACGATGTCGCGGTCGTTGGTGATGTTGACACCGGTCGCGCTGAACAGGTAGCCGAGCGTGGTGCGGGTCGAGCTGGACGGGATCACCGTGTACTGCACAGGGTTCGGGTTGACGCCGCCGTCCTGCGTCACACTGATCTGGCCGGGCGCGATCTGCACGTTGGGATACATCCAGTTGATGTAACGGTTCGTGCCGGTGCTGTCCTGCCAGCCCGCCGTCAGCACCAGGTGGAACTGTGGCAGGTTCAGGTTCTCGGTATTGCTGGCGCTGAACACGTTCTCCGTGCCGGCGTTGGTGACATCATTCACCGCGCCGGTCACGTAACTCTCGAACACCTCGTCATACGCTGACAGCGTCAGGTCGAAGGTGCCGAAGTCGGTCGTGCCGAGCGCGCGCTGGCCGAGGATCGCCATGCCGCCGCGGAAGGTGGCGAGTTCGCGGGTCGGCGTCGGCGCGGTCACATTGACCGGCCCCGTCAATTTGTAGGCGTTGTACACGGTGCCGTTGGCCTTGCTGTTCGGCGTCGAGTTCGCGCCGACCGGATAGCCGTTGGTGTCGCGGAACATGATCTGCGCGTAGTAGAAGCCTGCGAGATGGCCCGCGCGTGGCGTAGCAGCCATGTGCTTTACTCCTCCGCCCGTCTCACGGGCGCATCGTCGTTACTTGGAAAGTGAAACGGACGCAAGCGTATTCTTTGCCCTTGTAGGGGGATGTCACTGGCCCGCTGTCGTCTGCGAAGGTCGTGCCGTAGACGATAGGGTTGCTCATGTCCGCTTTTTGCAGTTGGGGCCGCGCCGCGAAGTAGTCGGGCACGGTTTCGAGATACGAGTGACACGCTTCCAGCGCCGGCAGCACGTCCGCAGGGTCTTCGGGGTTCGTGAGTTCGCGCACGAACAGCCACAATTCCCACTCGCGGGTCACGAGCCGGCCCATGCCGCCATGTCGCTCATTGGTCGCGGCGCGCGGTCGCGCTTCGATGGCCGGCAGCGTGGACTTGCTGATCGCGTACTCCGTCCCCGACAGCAGCGTCGTGATGGCCGCGTCTGCCAGCAGTTCGAGCCGCGTCTTGACGTTGTCTACGGTCGCTACTGCCATGCGCTACCCTTTCACGCCCGCATACGGGTCGGATACGGTGAACCACGTCTGGATTGCCACCTCGTTGATGTCCTCGCGCACCTGCGCGACCAGCGGCGCAAGCTGCGGCCAACCGCTGTCAAGGTGCATCGGCTGCGCGAAGTCCACTTGCACGAACTGCGCGTAGGCGACGGGGTTGACTACCGTAAATTCGCCGCTGTACGGGTCACGATTGGTGTACTCGACATCCCACCCCGCCATTAGTCTGCCGGTCGGTTGGTACGGGATGCCGCCGCCGAAGCCGTCGGTTGCGAAGTAGGCCCTGCGCTGGCGTTCAGACTTCCAGCGCCGCTTCCCTCTCCACTTCGGGGGTCGCTTTCGCAGGGAGCGCAGCAGCCGGTTGGCAACACGGCGCACGCTGCGCCGCATCGCCGTCTGCATCAGCTTCGGGGCTTTCTCCGCAGTCTCAGCAACCGCGTCGAGGATGTCGTTATCGATGGTGACAGTGACACGAATAGGGATCATGTCGCCCCCTAGTCGTCCGTGGTCGTGTAGCTGCTGCTGTAGTCCGGCGCTTCCGTCTGCAGGCTGTCGGCGCGGTAGGTGTGCGTCACGCTTGAGCCGGCGGTTTGCAGGCCCAACCCGTCCGCGACGCCTTCCGAGAGCGCGACGCCTTCCCAGTAGTCGAGCAGCTTCTTGAGCTGCTCCTGCTTCTGAGAGTGGCTTGCGTTGCCAAACTCGCCGGACAGGTCGACCGCGTTGATCGCACGCGCCCAACGCCGGCGCAGCGCCCACACAATCGTTCGCGTGAGGTTGCTGTCGCCCTGCGTCGCGTCGTCATAGATCGCGTCGAGCGTCGCGTCCGCGAGGTCGTAAGCCGGCGTGCTGGCGTTGTCCGTCCGGTGATCGCCGGTCGCGTCCCGAACGAACGCCTTCTGCGCTGCGGTCATCGCCATCGCGCACCGCCTAGCTTGTCAGCACGGACAGCGTGAGCGTGAGGTCGGTCGCAGCGCCATAAGTCGGCGTGCCGGACGTGATGAAGTAGCCGTACAGGTTGCCCTTGCCGTCCGCCTTGTACACGTCATTGATGTCGTCGATCACCGCGTAGGCGTTGCCATTGATGGTGACGTAATCGTCTGCCGCAATCGCAATCACGGTGACGATCTTCTTCAGGTCAGCGATGACAAGTGCGCCGGCGGCGTTGTCCGCGATGGTGGTCGGCGCGGCATTGAACAGGTACAGCGAGCCCGCCGCCTTTTCGTCTTCGTCGTCCGCGATCACGAGCTTGTTGATCACGCCGCAGCCGGACGGGCTGGTGACGCTGAAGGTCAGCAGGCCACCGACCACGTCCGCCGCGCTGTACGCGCCGGCGGTTACGGTTGGGGCAACCTGCGCTTCGATGACTTTGTCAAAAACATAGGCCATAGCCTGCCCTTCCTAGACGTCGGGCGGGTCAGCGTGTGCCGGCCCGCCCGTTGCGTCATGCGTTAGCTGAGGACCACCGTGCCGATGTTCTCCAGGATGTACCAGCGCGTGGCGCTGACAGCAATCATGTGTAGAACATCACCGGGTGCGTCGAGTGTTGCCACGTCATTCGTGCCGTCGAGCGTGACCCCTGCCTCCACCGTCACGGTGTGCGCTTCGGTGCCAGTGGCGCTCGTGTTGATGATGATCAGTTCGTCACCAGCCACAGGAGCCGGCAGCGTTGCCGCAATTGGCGTTGTACCGTGCGCCAGCGTGACCAGTCCCGACTTGATCGTGATCTCACCCGACGCCGTCAGCGCCTGCACCTGACGACCGAGGTTACTGCGGCCATCCTTGAGCAGAGCGCCGTCGATAGTGACACCGGCGTCGCCGGTCGTTTCCGCGATGGTGTCGGTCTTGATGGTGCTGCCCGATAACGCGGTGAAGGTGTTGGCGCTGATCTGGAAGTCGTCAGCGCCCGACACCTTGATGTCAATGCGGTCGTCCGTGTCCGCCGTGATGCTGGTGTCAGCGTCCGCGTCGAGGATCAGTTCCGCCCCGTTGAGGTCGTTTGACACCGCGCCCACATAGGCGTCGGCGGTCGCTGTGCCGGCAACTGTTAGGTCGCCGGTGATGAGCAGGTTGGTTAGTACGGTATCAGCCATCGGAATACTCCTTTAGCCGCCCGCTACGACGGTTCTGAACCGATAACCCACCGGAAGTCAGACCACCCGTAGGAGTAGCGCATCCGGCCACGATAGCGGCGAATGAGCGTGTTGAAGTCTTCGTCGGCGGCAAAGGTCGGGTCAATACGATCCCACCATTTCAGATGCTGACGCGCCAGCGCCGAGTCGACCACGAACCAGCGGTTGGTGTCGGTCAGCCACGGCACGACCAGCGTGCGAAGGCCGCTGTGAACGTTGATCGCGTTGTTCGCCGTCCCAGGGTTCAGCGGCGAGCCGGTCAGTTCGAGCGCTGTCTTACGCAGGGCGCGCGGCACGATCAGCAGGTCGGGCATGATCGAGATTTCTTCGCCCTTGTCGTCGCCAAACGCCTGCATGGTCGTGATGGCGGTTTCAAGGTTGGCCGAGTCCAGCGCCAGCGCCAGCAGGTTGTCGACTGCCGTCGCGTCGGTGCGGCTGCGCGGGTGGTCATTGGCGATCAGCGCCTTGCCGTCATAGCCGACGGTCGAGGTCGCGTTGTTAAAGACGCTCCAGGCGTCCTTCTCCTGCTTGCGCGCAAACGCGCGGCCCATCTCCGCAGCCGATGCGAAGATGCCGTCATACTGCATGTCTTCGAGCAGCGTCTGCTCGATGCTGAAGCCCTTGACGAAATGCGTGTGGCTGTACACGATTTCGTAGTCGCGGCTGGGGGTCTCGTATTCGACCGCGCCGTCAAACTCGACGGGATCGCCGAACGAACCGAGGCGCAGTTCCGTTTCCTTCGCCTTGAGGCTGCGGCGCATCCCAAACACCTGCTGCCGAAGCTGCGGGTGCTGGTTGTACTGCTGATAGAAAATCTCAGCGAGGACGGGGTCGAAGTCTGTTAGCTGTGTGAAATTCTGGCTGACGAGTGTCATGTCGCTATCTCCTTAGGCGTCGAGCCAATGATTGCCGGCGTTGATGTAGACCAGCGTCGGCTCGGTTGAACCGCTGTCGCGGAACACCTTGAAGGTGTGGCTGCTGTCGGTGGTGACACCCGTCGCGTCAGAGTCCAGATCAAGGTCGGCATCCACGGCGCGCGCATTGGCATCGACCACACTGTAAACCGCGTCGCGGTTGACGATGACACGCACGGTCTGACCGTCGGATGTGTTGTCGGCGTCATGCACCGCGATCCCGATGATGGCGGCATCGCCGTGCGCAGCCTTATCGACCTCGCCGGTGTCCAGGCTGACCATCATGCCCTCGGTGATCACTTCGGCATTTTTGACGGTGAACGGCTGGATGAGCGGCATACCACCACTCATATTGAAAGCCCACTGAAAAGCCATGTCCTAATCTCCTTGCGGCTTGTCTCGCCGCTGCTGTTCGATTTGCTTCTGGCGCGCGGCCAGCTGCTCCGGCGTGATGCTGTAGCCGTACTGCGCGGCCACTTGCGCCGCCGACACCTGTCGCGCGTCGGGAACCGCTGTGCTGCTGTCCCCACGTACACCCGCGTCCAGCGCCGGCGGTCGTGGCGTAATCAGCTTGCCGGCATTGGCATCTAGCCACGCCAGCGTCTTCACAGGGTCGTCGTACTCCGGCACGAGCGTGCGGTAGGCTTCGGGAAGCGCCTCGATCCGGCTGGCGACGGTCGCCTTGACGAAACCCTCAAGGGCCTCGCGGCGCTCGCGCTCCGGTTCGAGTTCCTTCACCTGCTGTTCGCGCAGCGTGGCCAGTTCCTGCCACTTCTGCTGTTCGGCCAGCCGGCTTTCTTCGGCCCGTGCCAGTTCAGCTTCCCGCGCCTTCGCAGCCACACGGTAGGACGCTGCTTCTTTACGCAGGTCTTCCATGTACTTGCGGACGTCAGCGGGTAAGCTGTCGAAATTGGTGCGCTGCTCCGCATCCTGTGCGTGCTGCGCGTCGGACATGGCCTGCATGTCGTCGTGATCGGTGGTCATGATCTACGCTCCTGGCGTGTGGTTCTACTGCGGACAAAAGCGCCTGTAATCGGCGCGGGAGTTAGCGGACTAGCTCAAAATAGGCGTTGATGCGGGCCGCGATGGTCTTAGCCTTGCGCTTGCCGAATGTGCTTTCTAGCCATTCGAGTGCGTCGCGGTTTCGCTTGATGTTGTTGCAGCCGCCTACGCCATGACACAGCGGCACTATGTTCGCCGGCACCGTCCCCGTACAATCCGGTGATGCAAGCGGTATCCAATGATCAGGCACCAGCTTGTGCCACAGTCCTTGTGGCCGGCCACACGCGGCGCAAGTGTGATTGAAGTAGTCAAGTGCAAACATCCAATCAGCGGCGGTGAAGTCGTTGGGTAGACCTTGCTCGCGCGCGCGCCGGCGATGCGACCTAACCTTAGCCGTTTGCGGGTTGTTTTGCCGCCACCGACGATGGGTTTCCTTCGCCTTTTCGGGGTTCGCGCGCTTCCATTCCATCGACTTCGTAGGGTTATCGCGATGATATTGTCTAGCGCGTTCCCTTTCGCTCTCCAAGTTGCGCGCACGCCACCGGCGATTTCGCTCTCGTGACTTCTCGGGATTGGCCCGTTGATATTCCCGATCTTTTTCGCGCAGTATCTCGCGGTTTCGATCTCGATAAGTGGCCCTTGTTTCTTGTATGTGGTCGTAGTTCTGTGCGCGGTATTCGGCCCCATCATTGCTCTTGCACGCTTTGCAAGGTGACTTTAGGCCACACTTAGAGTCGGCGCGCCGATGGAAATATTCTGGCGTAGCCGGATACCATTGCTGACACTTATTGCAGAACTTCAGTGGCGTGGTAGAATTAGTGGTAGCCATTGAAAGCTGATCCTTTCTTTGGTCAGGGGCGGCGTTAAGTGTTCTCAGCACTTAGCGTCGTTTCGTTTCCCCCTAATTATAGCACAACCGTGCTATCCTAGCCACAAATCCTTACATGGAATACGTTCAAATGGGAGTGCCCGCCATTCATGGGCACAATTGGGATGGATAGGCGCGTTATGTAGGTCAACATAGTTCTGATCGACCACACCCATCCCGTACAGCATCGTGCATTCTTCGCACACTGGTGGACTTCCTGTAAACACGTACTGCCGCCGGATGCCGTTAGCATCGTAGAACGCCTGCTGTGCGGCGAAGCGCGTCTGCTGCGCGGTGTTGAGCGCGATCTGCGGCGCTTTCCACACGTTGCGCGCTTCGGCCCACTGTTCGAGCCGGCTCACGTAGTAGTAGCGGTTGCCGCGCGGGTTCGCTTCGTACAAGCGCGCAATCTCGCGGGTGACTTCCCTGTTCCACGTGCGGGCGATCATGCGCGCATCGGCGGCACTCTGCCGGCGCAGGTCGTCGAGGTCGCGGCCACTCGGTGCGCGCGGCGTGCGATTGCACCCCATGTCACGCGCCAGTTCTCCGAGCGCCGTCACCCATGACCGCTTGCGCTGTGTCAGAAGCTGTTCGGCCAGCGTGTCGGTGTCGTCGCGCTCCATCTTGTAGAGCAGCGACATGACTTCGGTAAGGCGCGACATGGTGTGTTATTTGTCTCCGAAGGCTTCCGACAGTTCGCGCGTAGTCAGCGGGCGCACCGATGGCGCGTTGGCGGGCCGCATAAGAATGACAGAGTAGCCAACGTCTTCCTTGAAGGTGGCGACAATCTGCCAGCCGTCAGCGCCGGCGCGGTTGAGTTCCTTGCCGAATTCTTCCATCTTGTCGAAATTACGGTCACTCGACTGGTATTTTCCGTAGTACATCACGCCGTACTCATACTGCTGCATCGGGTCTCCTTTGCAACTAGTCACCCTTCACCAGTTCGTCCCACACATCGTCGCTCATCGCCGCCAGCGCCGTAGCGCCGCGCGCGCCGATGTCGCGGAAGGTGCGGGCAATCTCGGTGGTCGCCTGCTCGACTTCCGTCCGGCGTTCGTCCGGCAGGCCCGCGACCACGTTGTCGATGCGCTCGGCATCCGGATCAGACGCCGCCGCCATCATCGCCAGAAGCTGCCGCTTCGCTGCTTCGGTAATCGGCAGGCCGGCCAACTGCAAGCGCGCGAGTTCCAGACCAGCCGGCGTCAGCGCCGGAATGTGACCGCGCTCATGGGTGCCGTTATTCAATGGACGGTTCAAGCATCATTCCATTCTGCGGACGGGC